AAAATAACATCATGAACACCATCGAGACCATCACCAGGATCATTACCGGAATATCCACTAGCCCATAAATACAAGTTTTCATCATTACCTCCGCTCAAAAATATTCCATACTTATCTATTCCACCAAACAAGTCCGATTCATCTCTAACCTGAACTTGTAAATTCGTAGCCCTTTGAGCCATAAAATTTTTCTTTCCATATATTCCAAAATCTTTGGCATCAAAACTTGCTTCAAAATTTGTGACATCATATCTTACGGCAACATAATTAATTTCTCCAAATAATATAGAGCCTGTTGACATATAAATGCCAGAATATTTTGTCTTTGGCACAACAAATGGCTTCATTATTTCCTTTCCGGACAGGAAAGCCTTCATTGAAAAGTTATTAGTAAATGTATTATCAACAGAGCCACCAACAGAAAAAGAATATGGATGCTTAAGAACAGAATTGTTTATAATCCCATTTATTACTGTCGATCCTGTTAATGAACCAAGATAACTACCAGTAGTATTTATAAATGTAGAATTAGCAGCTAAATTGTATCTGGAATTTTGCGAGCCTAAAATATAAACAGCAGATCCACTGTCAATATGGTTTGAGTTTCCTAAAATAAAAGACTCTGTTGTATCTTGAAAAATGTTATCATTACCTATATAATTTGTATCAGAATTTGTACCTAAATTTACATTACTATTTCCCCAGCCATTTCCTGAATAAGAAACTATAATTGTTTTAGATCCAGTGACTGTATTAATGTCAATATCTGTTCCGGCAATTAAAGAAACTCCACCATTTCTTAACGTATTTATGGAATTGACTCCAGATGAAGCCGCCTGTGCAGTATTTATATATATAAACTGACCGCTAGTTGTTATGTTCGTGCCATTATTTCCTATTAAATTAATATTTCCAGTAATGTTATTTAGCGTGCCAATGCCAGCGCCTTTAACTGTCAATAAAGTTTTATATGGATTATAATAAGTTTCTATACCGTTAGTTCCAGTTATTGAAATTCCACTTATTATAAAAGTAGAATCATTAGCTGGCCATACATCGATATTTCCGTATCCAGATATATTTTTTACAGTACCAGCGCCAGCACCGCCTGAATAACCAATTGTAATATTTTGTCCGTTTAGTTTTAAGTAAACACCACTTTCACCAGTTAAAAATAAACTACCAGTTAAATTATTAATTTTAGATACATTTTCATTTTCATCTAGAGTAATAAACAAATAAGAGCCGCTTTTAATAGTGCTAATTCCAGAAACACCAGATATATTACTAAATGCTGGATATATACCGCTAGTATAATTTATTACTAGACCAGAAACATCTGGATGAAGTTGCGAAGCTCGAATTAAAGTTCTCATTATTTTTTAGAATGGTAAAGAATGGCAGCCTCATTCTGTCCAATTTCATGATAGGCAGCTATATCAAAAATATCTTTAGTAATATTATTATTTATTATATCAGATACTGGATTGTTAATATAATCATTGATTTTTGCTTTCCATTTAGATTTCTCTTCCGAAGATATAATAATATTTGTTATATCGGAAGCAATAAGCTTCTGGGCGCCATTCAATCTTTTTATTTTATATTTTTTCTTTAACGCATCTGAAACTAAACCTTCTAACTCTTCTTTCTCTTTAATAGCTGAAGTCATTAGGGTCGTACTAAACTTGTAAGATGCAACAGACTTTTGTCCAACTGGTGTAATTTTTTGAGTAGTTTGTTTTGCTGGGGTTGCTGCCGGTCTACCAGATTGACCAACATTTTGCTTTGGGTTTAAAAGTGGTTCATAAAATCCTTGTTCCTTTTCAGAAATCATTTCTTTTTGAGATTCCGCAAGCTCATAAGGTTCAGGTAGCACATTTGTATTAATAGCTGAAATTGCATCTTTTGGAGAGATTGCGCCAAGCTCGAGAAGTCTTGTATATACTCTTGAAAGAACGGCAGAATCATTTCTAAAATTATGAGTTTTCCATTTTGGAACCGGAACAGATTTAAAGTTCATTGTTTTTGCGATATCACGAACTTGAGGCTCTAAAAATTTTGTCATGAATTCTTGTCTTGCAAACTCAAGTCTTTTAAAGAACGCATCCATTTTTGCGCTTGCATTTGCGTATTTATCATCTCCAAATATAATATTATTAAGACCAAGCCTTATATCTTTATCAACAATTTCATATTTTTTAGGATCAAGAATATCGCCAATTTGCGGAATAACAAATTGGGCTTTAGTTGTATAATCAGCAATTAATACTCTGCCAACGCTACCATTTTCAAAAATTTTACGAAGCACTTCTTGGCTTTTTTGGCTTGGCGGCCCAAGCTCTTCATCGCCTTGAGTAATAAGAAGCACCGCCTGCTGTATGGTTCTAGAGATAGCCATATCAACCTTTTTAAGCTCAAGCTTCCAATTAATATCCTCTAAAACAGGAAATCCCATAGGAACAGCAAGAGGTTCATAATCTTGTTTTTTGTAAAAAACGCTAACAAGACGATCAGAGTCTAGAGAAATTTCTAAAGATTGATTTCCATTTTTGATATTTTTAAGTTCTGGTATTGTAGATGCTATTTTTTTATCTTCATCATTTGATGGGCGCATTAATGCGCCCAACTCAAACGAATTCAATCTTTTTCTGTATATTGGCGCAGTAAAGCTGGAAGAAGCTAATACTTGTATATCATATGGATTTAATATAATATATTTTAAAGGAATCTTTAAAGCTGCTTCAGCTATATTCATTTGCTGAAGTTTTCTCAAACTTTCTCTAGGAAATTCACCAAATAATTTATAAATAAAAACATTTCCGCTACGAAAATATTCACGAAAAAACATATCTGATAATTGCCACAAATTAATTTTTTCAGCCCATGCGTTGAAAAAATTTCTTGACTCTTTATTTCCGCCTGAAAATACAATATCAGAAATTGCAAATTCAGTCATTAGATCAATTGTATTCCTAAAAATAGGAACATTCCAATAGGCTTTTTGGCACAACAGTATCGTATCTTGGAGAGAAATATTAGTTGCATATCTGCTGCTATTTTTTTCATACAAAAATGGCGCAACCCCAGCTTCAAGATTTGCAAATCTTTGAATTCTAGTTATACTACCAGCAGAATTAGATCTGGATCCTCTTTCTGGAGTCGTATCGCAAGAGCCAATTAGCTTATCATAATCATCCAAGCTAGCAGTTAACGGCTCCGAAATTTCCTTTTTATTCTTTTTAGACCTTGTACCTTTTTTAGATATCATATGCAGTTATTTATTACAGTAATGTATTCTGAAATTCATTTTATTTAAAAATTAAATTAAATTAGTGCTGGTATAAACTGCTCGCGTTTAATTTGAACCTGAGTTTTTATCAATTCAAAATAGCATTTTATACCCCAGTTACCCAATAATAGGGTGCTATAGTTATCTTTTCTAGGTTTATTATTGGCCGTAGAAGTTCTTGCAGATCTTGGAAGATCAAAGCTTTGGTGACCTCTAGATGTAGAAGTTACCTCAATATTAGCACACTGTTCTTTTGTTGATAAAATAATATCATCTTGTAATTCGATAAATTCTCTAATTGATAGTTTTCTATTGTCTTCTTTAGAATCACCCTCTATTACTCCAGATCCATGAGGAAATACTAATTTTAATGGAATTCTCAAATTAAACATATAAGACATATATTCTGGGTGATTACTCGCGCGCGAGGCAAACCATATTTTTTTGTGGTCAATGCATGCCTGCAAATAAGAGTTTGCTCTCATAATCCAGTCAGTTGTTGGTGTTTGTCTAATACACATACATCCCATGTCTGGACTATATTGTTTTTTTGCTTTAATAAGCATGTCTACCTGATCTTGACCATCTTTTGTAGAGTCCCATTCGGTTATATATGTTATTTTTTTATTGGCGCCCTTAAAAAGCTCACTTTCATTACAAGCATCTATAATTGTGTCTATGTTTGAAGAATCAGCAACTATTAATTGTACATTAAAATGTGTTAATATATAATATATATATTTTATATGATCTTGAAGATCAGCGCCAACCCTTTGGTACCCATGAACGAGAACGCCCTCTTCTTTTTCTTCATCAATTTCTATAACAGACATTGCAAAAAAGTCAGACGATGCGCTTTTTGAATAGTTTGGGTCGATAGAAAGTATATATTTTTTTAATGGATCACCAACAACTTTAGAATGTGGATGTTCGCCATCAGGTATTGTACACTCATTCATTTTTCGCATTGAAAAATACCCATCGCCGCCATCACGAAATTGTGCCCCATACTCTCTTTGAAATGAGTCTTCTGAGATACTAGCTCTTTGAGACTGAATAAATTCTCGGTTTAAAATCGTGGCAGGTATTGCCTCCCAGCCCATTTGAGATATGAAATATGTTGGGCGCTCTTCTTCTTTAGAGTTCATTGCCAATAAGTCTGGCCGCTCTACAAAATCAGTCCAATCTGTATACATTTTATATAAATGTTGAAATTGATAAGAGGCAGAAGATAAGCAGATCATTTGGGCTGCATTTTCAAAAATCATTTTATTATTAGGATGCAATGTTCCATTTTTAATTAATTCATCTTCAAGCTTTCTTACTTTAATTCTAAATGCCGCATCTCTTGGCGACGAAAGGAATGGGGCCAAAACATCATTGATCATTTGTGGAGACAACAACAAAACCTCATCAAGAATAAGCACATCACAACGCATACCACGAGTATCTTCTGATAGCGGAATTGCGCATATATATCCGCCATTTACATCCCATTGAAATTTATCATTTCTTAAGTAAGGTTTTTTATCAAAACAAGACCGTGCAAGCTGTGCCTCTTCAGTATTTAATAATCTAACAATTTCTTCAAATATTCTACGACTAGTTCTGAAGTTTGCTGATGCAATTACTATTCTTGTACCAGGCTCAAATATGCATTTTAATATACAATACCACCCAGCCAATGTAGATTTGCCACCACCACGACTAAAAATAAGCATGCAATTATTTTTTTCAAACATCGCGTTTATATGCATAACTTGCATGGGTTCCATATTAATTCCAAGAATTAATTGAGAAGTAAACCCAATATTATGACGCAAAAATTTTGCTAAAGTTATCTTTGCTGTTCTGTCATCAAGCTCTCCGCGAAGATTTAGCAATTCTTTATTTATATCTGCTATATCTTTCGCTGGTTGATTTCCTGCCCAAATAGCCATATTATATTATTTCTTTTTCAATGCAATATTGCAAATCTATTTTCTTAACTTCTTCCCCAAGACCGAGTATTTTTAATACCAAATCTGTCATTTGTTTTCTGCCATCGCAAAATACAATTTGAAAACATTCATATTTTTTATATAAATCTCTAACTCTATGAAATATATATTCTGGACTTGTTGCAAACCAGCGTTTTTTATTATAAGCTAAAGAGCTATAAGATGCTTCGACCATTATAATAATATATCCATTATTATTTTGTGCTCTTAGCAGCTCTTTTTCAAAACGCTCTAAATTAGCCCCAAATGTACCAAAAAAATCACTAAAACTTTTTCTTTCGATCACAATTCTTGAAGCTGGAGAAAGTGCATAATCACCATAGTCAAGAGCAACATTTACCCGCCTTAATTCTTTACTGAATTTTAATGGTCTTTTTTCACGAGTATCGACGACAATTTGTTTTGCTGGCTTGGAATTGCTTGCTCTATCGTCTAAATTAGAATAGTCATATTTAGATTCTTTGTTGCTTTTAGCGCATACCGCATTATAATCTGTTCCACATAATTTTTCAATAAACCGTATTGATGGTAGGCAGCTTATTGTTTGAATAAAAAATTCTGGTGGTGCATTTTTTAAATTTTTAATATCACAATATTTTTTAATTTTACCCGACAAATAATCCAATGCTTTTTCTTGCCCTATGCTTCCAAGCCAAGACTTCATAGAAGTCTTATCTATAAAATCAGACAAAAAATATTGCTCTAACGATTTAAAATCTATCTTTTTTTTATTTGATAAATCATGCCTTGGATAAAATTGCTCGAAATATTTTTTTTGAGATATTTTATGCTCTTTAATATGCTTTGAAAGATCTATAACCCCATTAAATTTTTTAGAACAAAACTCGCATTTTATTTCCATATTAACCCACCAATTCTTCTAATGTTGCGCCACGAAGAAGCGCTTTAATTTCACTCATGGAATTAATACGATCTGCCTCTTCTTTAACTTTCATTTTTTCAAGCTCAGCCAAATGTATCGTTTTCTTTCTAAACTCTTCATCTTTCCACGCTTGAACTAGATTTATAAGCTTTTCAAGCCCATCTGTTTTTTCTTCTAACCGCTTATTTCGTTTTGTTGTTAAATCATTATACAATTTTGTTTTTATATTTTCACATGAATTAAGCTCTGTTTGAAGCACATTGATTGCCTCATTCATTTTCATAGAAATTTCACCAGCGGCCATAGTAGCTCTAAGCGATTCAATTCGTCTTTGAATTTCAGCTGCGCGGACGATTTGATTACAGAGAGTAATGAATTGATCTAAATCTTCTTGAGTTAAATCTGGCTTGTCGTGCGTATATCGAATAAAAGCATCTTCGAATAAATCTCTATCACCTTTTGTTTTGTAGGTATTAATTTGATATATAAATCGAAAAATATTAAGATACTTTTTAAGTTGTTGTATTTCAAATAACTGCTGTTTTTTTAATGCATCTTCTTGATATCCATAATTTAAATAATGATTTACTTTTTCAATAGTTTGTTTTAATGTTTTTGGTGGCCTATATTCGGATCTTACAATATCCTCTGGATCATAAGTTATTGAAACAATTTCTAATTCGTCTTTTGGTTGAATAATATTATCTTTTTTGATGGCTTCTCTTATTTCTTCAATTTTCGTATTAACAGTTCTATATTCTTGGCTTAAATTTGTTAATTCGTCATTGTTAAAAAGTTCTTTTGCAATTTCAAGAGCAGATTTAACTCTGAAATTATTATTAATATAAGTTACTTGATCGTCTTTTAACTCAATAAGCCCTTTTAGTACAATTGTTTTTGTTTTGAATTTTAAACCTCGATCATTGCAAAACGCCTTTATTGCTCTGGCTTCTTTTGTTTTGCCATCAAGCAGTTCATTTTCAAAAACAGTTTTGGTAATAAAAGAAAGCTCTGGCGCATTATTTTTAGAAAACAATTCTTCTATTTTTTGTTTTTGAATTTCAGAAAGTTCAAATTGTACATGCTCAGCCATATTATACTATCATTTCTTTAACAATTTTTTTAGCTTTTACAACGATTTGTGCTCTTATTTTTTTTACAAATTTATATCCAGTTTTTGTCGATCCATTTTTATACCCTAACATGGTGATAACTTCTGCTTCTGGATACCCATCTATAAATAAATATGTATAAACTTTTTGTTGTATTGGAGTTAGCGACTTAAGCATGGCATCATGAACTTTTGGTACAAATAATTCAAAATCAAAACCGCTGGCGTCAGATGCTCTGGCATCAAATTCATTACCTTCCCCAAAAATTCTTTCATCATTAACGCTAACTGGCAATTTAACATCATAAGCATGTTTTTTTGTTTTTTCCCACTTGGCATAATCAGCGCATTTACTATTTTGAGTTCCATACAACTTGCAATTATTACCACCAGCATTATGCGGACAATTTAAACATGGTCTCGCATAATTCGAATAATTGTTCCTAACAAGGTTGATTATTTGGTTTGTAATAACAGTGTTTAACCAAGGAAGAAGTGGCATTTCTGGGTTCCACTTTTCCCATTTTTTAAATATATGCAATCTTAATTTTTGCTCTACGTCATTAAAATCCATCCATGCGATAGATGTTAATTTCCATTGAGAGCGCCTCTTGGCTATCTCCTGATTAATTAAATCCAAACAGGATTCGAAAGATGGGCGCTCCATATTATTCTTCGATATCTATAATATTAGGCTCTTCGTAATTTTGATTATTTCTTCCAGACATTTTAGCTTCTGAAACAAAACTTTCCGGCAAAGATTTGGCTATTTTTTTTCTACCACGCTTTTGTTTTGCTATTTTTTTATTCGCATCTATTTGTTTTATAGGCTCATCAGAGACAAGCTCGCCAAGCTTTATACCGCTGTCTTGATTATATTTTTCTATATTAACATCCAACCCGCGCATGGAGCTATAATCTTGAACAGGCTGCTCAAAATCTTCATAATCATTTTCTATATTAATATTTTGATTTGTTTTGTTAGTATTGATATTTACTTCAAACTGATTTGATTTAATACTATTCACATTATTTGTTGATGCTAAAGAGAAGCTGGCACCACAATGAGAACAGAACTTTGGTTTTTGAAATTGGTAAAGATTTTTACCACCACATTTTGAACAGAAATAGCTTAACATAATTAAAATAAATTTATTATGTAATATTCTACCCAATAAAAGAGTAAAAATCTAATTTTAATTTGTTTTTATGGATGATGTGCTGGCGACCAACTATCTTGATATACCTGTGATATGTTTGGATTTTGCTGTTTTATTTTATTTTCTTTATCTGCCAGCTTAATAGCCTCTTCTTTTTTATAATCTGTGATTTTTTTAACAACAAATTTGCACAATTCTGATCTTAAAATATCGTCTTCTGTAAAATGAAAATGATGTATCCCCATTTGTTTTGATTCTTCACATGAAAATAATTTAACTATTTTTTCAAAAGCCCCCTGCTTATTGAATGGAAGATCTGATTGTGATGGATCCGCACACACAATCATTTTTGTAAATTTACCAATTCTTGTCAGTAATGTTCCAAACTCTGACAGTGTAGCGTTTTGCATTTCGTCCATAAGTATTACTTTGGCTGCAAAACTCAAACCGCGACAAAAATTAATTGGCTGATTTGTTATTCTATTATCCCCCTTTAATCTTTTAATTTGATCTATTGGTAAAAGCTCTTCTAACTTATCGGCAAATGGCATCATATATACATCATATTTTGATTGCAAATCGCCTGGTAAGTAACCAAGCTTCGAATCTGCGCTTTCAACAGCCGCTCTAACACATATTATATCTGATGCCTTTTTATCATTAAGCATTTGTAATGCGGCTCGAACTGCGACCAGAGTTTTAGAAGAGCCAGCCGGACCGCTCACAAAAACAATTCTAGTATCTTTGTTATTTATTAAATTAAAAAATTCTTTTTGCTTGTCAGTCCATTCCAATTCTCTGATTTTTAATTCAAAATCTATCTTATCTCTTTGATATATTTTTGGACTTTTATCCTCAATATGTACCTTTTTACTTCTTTTAGGATGTGACATATAAGCGCAATACTAATTACAGTTTTTACTTAAAATATCTAGTTTTTTCATATAATTTATATTTATTAATATTTTAATATATAATATGTGTATTAAAGCTAACAGTTGTAATACTTACTAATGCCAACAAATTTTCAACAATCAAAAGACATTGTTCATCCGCTTGCATTTGATTTTATAGATAAATGTAAAAAATTAAATGTTTTATTAGAGCCAAACGAAATAAATGCTATAGATTTTTTAACCAGACAGCTTGTTAAAAATAATTTATGGGATAAATTTAAAGCAATATACCCATTTGTTGGTAAACTTCCAGCAACACATTCTCTTAATTTAAGAAACACAAAAAGACATTATATTGTTTGGCATAATAGCGCTAATCTAAAACATGATAAAAATGGCGTAACAAATACTGGTATTGGTTATGGAAATACGGTTATTGCTCCAAGTTTTTTTTCTGATAACGATATTCATATCTCTATTTATTGCTCTGATTATTGGCAAAACATTAATAGTTCTGCGCCAGCAATCGGAACAAGAACACCGTCTTCTATTAAGGGGAATGATTACGAAAATGCATGGATGCATACAATTACATTAAAATCATTAGAGCCTATTATTATAAATGGCATATGGAATAGGGCTCCTATTTTTACCTATTCTTGTGGGCCATCAAAGTCTGCAAATGTTAGATTTGCTGGCGATGACTCGTCTGGATTTTCTCATGTTGAAACTCACGGATTTATCGTAGGAGTCAACGGAATAAGATGTTATGTAAACGGAGAACTGTTTGGAAGATCAGGTTTAACAACAGATACGCCATCACTTCCAATAAATCAAGTAAATACAAGAACTCTGAATGGCGTAACTGCAGCAATACCAAATATTTCTCAATTTCCATTTTTGCTTTTTACCAACGATCCATTCAGTCAATCTTCTGGAAAAGCTAGGGTAAATTTGAGATTTGCAAGTGTTGGATATTCAATTAATGATAGCGAAAATAAAATTTTTTACAACATAGTTCAAGAATTTCAAAGAATACTGGGAAGAGAAGTTTATCCGGTCAAATTAAAAACATTCGAAGAAATTTTTTCAGACGAATTAAGCTGTAACGTTAAATTTAATAAATTAACAACATTAACTACAAAACCATACAGGGAATATTTAAGTAAATCGCAACAACCAAAAGAAAATGAAAAAATAAATAGCTTATCTGCTAATTTAAAAATATCTAAAATAGAAGTTATCGGACCTATTAGAATTTTTGCGGAAGATAGCGCTAACATTTCAGTGTCTATACAATCATTTACAGAAATATAAAATGAATATATTAGTTTCTAACTATAAAGAAATATTTAATAATCCGCAAACAAAAATTGGCGGAAAATGGAACATATCTATTGTTAGCAAAGAACATGAAATCTTTCCTTTTGGCAAAGAGATGAAAAATAATCTGATTTTAGATCAGGGGCTGGATCTTTTAATTGCGGGAAAATACTACAAGCAATATTCAGTTTTTAACTGGAATACTATACCATCATTTTTAATAGGTGGTGCAGTTTATGGTGATGGTAATTTAGCACCACAAAATTCAGATACATCTCTTTATAATGAAACATCTGAAACCAGAATAGTCAACGATGATTCTTGTAGCGCAACAGATGATTTTGTGAATGGAACAAGAACGTTTAGAAAAGTATATGATTTTCCAGTAATCCAAAACGGAGACACGAATATTGAAGTTAAAGAAATTGGTATTTTTTCTGACTGGAAAAATCCAAAAACGCTTTTTTCTAAATTCCTATTGCCTAAAACAATAAAAATTGCAGTTGGCCAATGGATTAGATTATTTTATGATTTTACAATAGGCTCAGATATGATAGTTAATCCATTAAATATAAACTTATCATCTGGTACATTTAACGCTAATGGAGAATTAAAACTATGTGGCAGATTTGATGATATTTTTGGAAACTTTGACAATAATGGTAATCCAGTGATAGTATATGGCGACTCACCAAGATCCTCATTCATTCCATTTTATGAGAGTTTTTGCGCAGAACACGAATCATGTCAAACAGAAATTTTTGGTACAGCATATTTATTTTCGCCGGGAATATTAAATTTTAATTCTATTAATTCGCCAATTATATCTGAATGGATAGGGCAGAGACTAGAAGAAAAAAACAATAGCATTAACCCATCAATATACTCTGATGGTAGCCATTTTAGAGATATAGAATATATATTTGATTATGAAAATCCAATTTATAATGAATTGTCTCAGGGCATATTATTTACAGTTCTTCGAGGCGCAGATAGTAGCCCAAGGCAAAATACTGTAGATGGCTGGCTTTGGAAATTTAATAATAATCAAATAAAACAATCTTCTAAAAAGATTGTAATAATGTTAAGGCAATCTATAACTAGAATTTAATGAATAATAACGGAAATATAAACGCATATTTTAATGCAAAATGGAATATTGAGATATGCAAGTCTGGTGAAAATGGCATTTCCTCGTATTTCCCATTGGGCGAAGACTTAAAAAACAATATGATCTTAGATCAATGGCTGAATGGGTTAACTTATTTACTTTCTCCATCAGGCGGGGCAATTAGAGAGTACTCCGACGGTCTTTCATTTTCCGCAATAACAAAGGGCACAATGCATATTGGATCTGGTCAAAATGAACCCGCATATAATCAAACTGGATTATTTTTTCCAATAAAATCTACAAATTATATAAGGCCCTTTTTTAATCAATGCACCGGAATTTATTATCCAGAATCAGGTATGGCGCTTTTTAGTAGAAAATATGATTTTAACATTGAAACTGGAATAGTCACATATGCAGAAGCCGGCTTTAGACCCGATATCGCCAATGCGCTTCCAACAGGAAAAAGAAATCAATTATGGTCACGATTTGTATTTACTGCAGAAACTGGAGTTTCTGGATACATTTACGCTAATAGTGGCGAAAACATTACAGGAATGGATTTAAGCGGAGTGTTTGTCCAATCTTCTATGTATGATATCCCCAAACATACAAGCTCAATTTACAGTGGCTTTAGCGGAATACCATCATTTAACCTTGGATGGAGATATGTTTGGCCAGAAAGCTCAGGAATGTTTTTGATTAACGAAAGCGGGAATACGACAGGGTTTGTACATTCACCAACAAATATAACAGAATTAGTAACTGGATTTATAAGTGGATATTTAAGTGGTGGATTTTTTTATCCATTTACGCTTTCAAATTATCCAAGCGAATCAAGCGGCCTTAGCGGTATTTATTTGCAGGACGAAATTATTCAAACTATTTACTATCCATCTGGTGGTGATTTTTCTGGCTTCAATAATTTTACTGGAAAGTATTTCAATTTACAAAGTGGATATACACATACTGGATTTAATATTGGATATCAAACATATGGAAGTGGATTTCTCCCAACAAATGGTCCTCTAACAGGAAGCATGACCGGAATTATAGGCTCTAGAAATATATTAAAATTAGATGGATATATAACTGGAATAGTTGGTTATAGAAATATTGTGTATCCTATAACTCTTACAACGGGAGAATTCTTAAAGTTAAGGTACGATACATACATGAGAATTCCAGCCATCGTTGATCCAATTCCAGTAACTGGAAATAACATTGTATATGGAGAATTTAACGGAAGCGGACAATTAAAGCTTGTCGGCCAGATGAGGGAAATTTTTGGATCATTAGATGGCGATGGTAAAGTTACTCAAGGAAATGGCGCTTGGTGGCCCATACATAAAACTAATTGGAGAGATTTGGCGAATTGGCAAAGAGAAGAAACGCCATACCCAAATTCGCATTTATCAGCACTAATGTTGGCGAGCGGAATAGTTGTTGGCGGTATAGGGTTTAATACTGGATTTCCACCAATTAATTCAGGGATACCAATTTTAACAGCATGGCTAGACGATGAAATAAGAGCAGAATCTGATCTAGATCCAAAAATTGGAACATGTACGGGAGTTTATGGGGTATTTAACCCAAATGTTCCCAGAAATTATTATGAGCCAAAATGGTTTTCAAGCGCGGGATTAACATCATTTACATCATGGCCACTTTATTCTAAAAATAATTTGCTTGTTCATAATTATATAGCGCACAATCACCCAACCGGTATTTGGTCAAATAATATGGAAATACAAATGATTTTTGCAGGCCCATACCCAAATAGAGATACGGGAATAAATGGATTTTTAATTTGCAAACAGTCAGATGGCCTTATAACTGAAAGCAGATCATATACAGATTTTCAGGGCAGAACTTTCGGCAACTGGCAACATATAAAGCCAACAATATATGAAAATACTGGCGCCTTTATTGATTGTAGATTGCAAAGAAATTATTCAGCCTGGTACTATAAATTTGACAATACGCAAATAAAATATGAAGACCAGATTATTAATTTGTATTTGAATTTTTCAATTAACAGGTCTTAATATGATTTTTCCAAACCAGAGATCGTCTGAAAAACACAAGTTTATCCTTGTGGCCAATCAGTATTTAAAAGAAATAGGCGTTGAAACTTTACCAACCAATCAAATAGGCGCTATAATAGAGCTTGTTAATGCCCTATATGAAAATAATTTATGGAACAAATTTATAGCAGTTTACCCGTTTGCCGGAGGATCAAATGTTGAAAAAAATAGTTTAAATTTAATAGATCCGCTAAAATACAAAATATCTTGGATTGGGTCTGTAACATTTAACAATTTTGGCGCTAATGGAAATGGAGGATATGGGTCTACTAGAATACCACTAACAATGCTTTCAAATTTTAAAAATGTACATATGAGCGCATATACAAGAACTGAAATATCGAATACGGCAGGCTCTGGTCGATTAATAGGCGTTAATACCAGAAAAATATTAATGCCAATAAGAGATGTTGGTGCGATGGAGATTAATTTTAATAAAAATAGTGGAATAATAGGTTACGTTTATAATATCTTAAATGATAAAGGCGGATTTGGCATGACATATCAAAATATGGTTGATAATAGTTTGTCTGGTAAAGGATTTATTATAGCAAACAATTCCAGCAATCTTTTAAAAAATGCAAAATGCTATTTAAATGGAACAATTTTTGGATCACAATTTCCATTACTCCCAACTGAAATTCATACATATAACCAGAGAACGCTGACAATTTTTGGAAATGGGTATGATAACACTGCTAATAATGACTGTTTAAGAGCAAATTTAAGTTTTGCAAGCATTGGATATGGTTTAACAGAAAATGATATATATAACTTTAATAAAATAGTGGAAACATTTCAGGCGGCAATGGGAAGGTCAGCGCTGTAATAAAAATCATGGCAAGCGTTTTTTCAATAGAAAATATTAACCTCAATGGTGATATGCTAACTGCTTCAAATGGCAGTCTATATATCAACAACAATCTTATAAAAAATAGTTCTGGTATTCAATTATCAGATCGATTTTTTATAAAAGGATATGCGCCGATTTCATTTTATTCGCAATGGCCACAAGAGGGAGAATATTTAAATGAAACATATTTAAATGATTTTTTTATGGCCACTGGGCTTCTTGTAACGTGCAGTCACCCCACCACAGGAACAGAGAATTTTTTTGGAGGATTTTATCAAAGACCAGCATCTTCGTCAATTAATACCACTGTATTTGCTAATTTCGAATTGGCCCCAGAGCAAATAATACAGCACACCCAAATTAATTACAAGGTTGAAAAAAACAGCATAATAGGTTTAAATATTTATAATGCTCCGGAAGACATGCGCTCATTATCTGTTCATTTATTGGGATATTTTCCAGCAGCTGCGCATTTTGACCGGATGCCAAAACAGGTAAACTTTTATGCAAAAAATATACCAATTTTTTCAGAAAATATACACGAAGAATACAGCCAATGGGATTCTGTTTTTAGCGGCTTCGGAGTTTATTGCAGTAATACTGGAATTGACCAATTAACGTTTACTGAACAAGTAACTGGATATATAAGTGGATTTGTGAGCCCTGAGCCTATTTATGCACAGTCCCTTTCAATTCTAAAAGCGTCATGCAATCCATGCGAAAACCAAATTGATGTAAGTAGCTGGAGCGGTTATTTATTAGATAATAATAAAATCAATTTTCCAACAACGGCAATATTTTCTGGATTTTCTGGGCAGCCTGGCTTCTCTTCTATTTCCGGATTTCAATATACCGGATTTCAAATATCATCAAATGGTATATTTTCTAATGGTATTTATAGCGGATATGGCGATTCAGTATTTGGCTCAGGAGAGATATTACAAAACATAGGGTGGAGAAGTGGCGCTTTTCCAGAAAAAGTTTCTGGCTTTTTAAGCGGCTATTTAAATCAATATGGCGGATTTTTAAGATTATCAAAAATTACAACTGGGGTATCTGGGTCTGGAGTATTTTATGATAACAATTATGATCCTTATCGAGGTATAGATTCTGGAATATTTAAATTAGATTTGAGTGGTTTTATAATCGGATCAAGTGGATATTTTATTGATGGAAAAAAATATTTTTTCCCAGCAGACCGTCCAATTTCATATAATATAGTTGGCTTTGTCAGCGGTTACATGGATCCTATTGGTAGATTTACTGGATTTCAAAATTTGAATGCTATATCAGGATCAAGCGGATATTATATAAATACTTTATCTGATTACGTACAGGTATTTTTTCCTACTGGAAATAATTTCAACAATTTTATAGGAATGTATGGAATTTATACTGGCAGTGGATATTCATCTTATTATACTGGATTTTCATTCCCGTTAGGAAGTGGATTTTCTGGAATAGGCGGGTCAACGTTGGATACTTATGGAATAATGACTGGAATAATTGGCGCTGCAAATATTTTTATTCCATTTTCTGGATTTTCTGGCAGGCCAGATATTGATATTGGGTTGGGTTTTGAATATACTGGAATGCATTTTGATATTAATGAAGATTTTTTCTCCGGACTAGTTTTTGATGGCTCTGGGTATACTGGACAATGGATCGGTGGCATAGGGAAAAGAAATGTTAGCGGAAAACAAGATATCACAGGATTTGCTAGAGCGAATGCCTTGTATAATTTTCAAATAATATCTGGGCTTCCATCCAATACTTCTGGTATAAGCGGTTATTTTATAGATAATAATACTTATATGTTTCCAAGCGGAACATTTGATCCTAAGTATTACAAATTCCCTAAATTTGACAATAATCCTTCATTTACAAAATATGGATATTCTTATAGTGGGTTTTATCCTTCAACAAGTGGATTTAGCGGTGTTGGACTTACTGGCGTAGTAAAAGAATATATCGTTGGATTTATCAGCGGATTTAAAAGCGTATTTGGTGAATTTTACCAATTTGATCAAATTACAGGTTCTAGCGGTTTTATAACAGGAAATCAAAAAAACTTTTTTCCAACCGGAAGTATGTTTTCTGGGTTTACCGGATTTTCAGGATTTGACAATAACTTAGGGTTTTTATATACAGGCTTTGGTCCATATCCATATATAGGTAATAATTTTATTGGAGACATATTTACAAATTCAGGATCTGGAATTATAACTGGGTATGTGGGCTGGAGAAATGTAAATTTTGTAACAAAAGAATATGGAACCGGAATAATGACAGGAATTATAGGTTATAGAAATACTCCATATTCAGGATCATTTACTGGAAACTTTTATCATAAGGACAAAAATGGTAATAAAGTAATAGGTCCAAAGTTTGGATTAAAAACAGGGCAGTTGTATAATGAGTCTTTTAGTATTGGTTTTTTTAATGTACCTTGGAATAATAGAATAGGTATAGATATATATAATCCGCTGTCTGGCATATCTGATATTAATATCGTACTTTTTGGGTACTATGAATAAAATACCTATATATGTTAATTGAAAACATAACGCATCCACTTCTTAATG